AGCGGGTGCGTCTCTACGTGTTCTAGAGGCTCTGGAGGGCTTTAAAACAACTGTTGTTTATCTTGTTCCGGACCTTGAATTTTCATCAGAAATTGAAAAGCGAAGACACAGAGTTCACTTTGGGGTACTACAGGAGTACACCCGCTCGGGTAAGATAGATGAGATGATTATTTTCGACAACAAAACTTTATTTGAGCATGCTGGTGCAGGTACAACGTTAAAATATTATGAGAAAGTAAATTACTTTATCTACAATACACTTCAGAATCTAATGTACTGCAAGCATGTCAAGCCAGACTTTGGAAAGATACATGAAAAAAAAGATGTCTCTAGAATCTCGACAATTGGCTTGGCGAAGATGGGTGAAGAAGAAAAGTTGCTTTTTCCACTTGACAAGATCACTGAAACATGTTATTATATAAACATAGAAGAGGAGGATCTAGACAATGATGAAACAATCATACCACAATGTCAAAAAATTGTTCGAGACAACAAAGAAAAAGAAAGAAACACATCTTTCGCCATCTGGAAATCGTCCGAAGACAATCACTTCTACTCAATGCATTACACACATGTCATTCAATAGTGTTGGAGTTGCAAATGAATAGAAAAAAACAAATCGTCTGCTCTGAATCAACGTTAAGAAAACTTAAGAGAAATCGCAGAGAACTTTTAAATGCCGAGTCAGTAATCCTACAAGCAGTCGCCATAGATGCAATGGAAGGAATCCAAACTGACCGACAAATTATAGAAAAAATCTTTGAAGTTTCCGATCTTATCTTGCATTTAAATAAAAACATTAAAAAATGTGAAAAAAAATTAAGAAAATAACTTGACAAACCCTTTTAAACATGTTATAATATAAACATAACAATTAGGGAGGAAACAATGTTAGCATTTCTAACAATAATGGTAATGATCATGGCATTTTGTTGGCTATGGTTAAAACTTGTTGGAGACTATTAAAAAAATACTTGACAAGGTATCAAAACTATGTTATAATAATAATACTCAATTAAACTGTAGGAGGTAACATGAGTAACACAAACAATTCAATCAATGCAACAGTCTATACTGGAACTTTCACAACCCAAAAGGGTGAGAAGCGAACGATGAATTTTATTCGTCCGTCCGAGGCTCCCTCTGGGACATTCCCTCTCAATCTTCGTGAACGAAGTTTGCGACCCGGGTTCGAAACAGTATGGGACATTGACCTAGGTGCTTATCGTACATTTAATTCGAACACTCAGGTCGGTTCTATCTCTAGTTCTACACGAACTGTAACAGTTGATCTGTTTTAAGATTGAACATGGCTCGCACCCTGCCACAAAGGGTGCTTTGCACTTGTAGCTCAGCTGGATAGAGCATCCGCCTTCTAAGCGGACGGTCATAGGTTCGAATCCTATCAAGTGTACTTTTTTTGAAAAGTCAAAATGCCCAAAAATTTTTTTTGGCAATTTTTTGAGATTTTTACTTGACAACCATGAAATAACGTGTTATAATAAAGGTATAGTTGTTTTGATGAACTAATTAGTTCTGAAAAAATACAAAAAATACTTGACAAGAGAATCTTTTCATGTTATAATACATTATACGAATTACATTGGGGTTGGGATGAAAAAATAGCCTGACCACCTTAGTGATAAAACACAAAAAAATAAAACAAACCATAGGAGTAAATTTATGGCACTTAATATAGAAGCGATGCGAGCCAAACTTAATGCATCTAAAAATGGCACAAAACCATCAGGAAAGTCTTCCACAATGTGGAGACCAAAAGCGGGAGACCAAAACATCCGTATCCTCCCAACTGCGGACGGTGATCCGTTCCGTGAGTTCCATTTCCACTATAATGTGGGAAAAAATCCTGGAATCTATTGCAACAAACGTAACGATGGTGGAGAATGCGCCATCTGTGACTTCGCCTCGAAACTCTGGCGAGAGGGTGTTGAAAGCGATGATTCCAACCTTAAGAATGAAGCAAAAAAATTATTTGCTCGAAAGCGTTATTATTCTCCAGTATTGGTTCGTGGAGCCGAGTCCGAAGGTGTTAAAATCTGGGCTTATGGAAAGACTGCGTATGAGACCCTCTTAGGTTATGTTCTTGATCCAGACTATGGTGACATTACTGATCCTCAAACAGGGACTGACATTAAGTTAACTTATACATTGGCCTCCGGTCCAGGCGCCTTTCCAAAGACAGCTCTTCAGCCTCGCAGACGTCCTTCTGTCCTCTGTGACGATGCGATTGCTGATTGTCAAGAGTTGCTTGACTCGGTTCCTGTAATCGATGGTTTGTTTGACCGCAAGTCTCCGGAAGAAGTCGAAGAATTATTAAACAACTATTTGTCGTCTGATAATTCTGCCGAGGCTTCTTCCACTGAGACTCAACGGTACAAGAAACAAGATGGATCTAGCGTAGATGAAGCTTTCGCAGCATTTATGAGCGAAGAATAGTTATAGGTCCTCCTGTGTTGTAGGGTTTGGTCGTTTACCCCTTGGTTGAAAAAACGACCCCTTTTTTAATTTTATGATTTGCGAACATTGCGATTGCAAATCACCGAGAGAGGGAGCGGATCTCCCATTTAAATTTAAATAGCGAGGTGCAAAATGCACAGTTACAATGTACACAACGTACAAGACCTTTACAATAGGGTATTTAAAAAAATAGCAACAGATGAATCTTTTGAGAGACCTCATGGTTGCTGGAAAAGAACAAATAGAGATGGTTTTATCAACGATTTGTTTTTTGGAATTGCGTCCACTCCAATTGTTGTAGCAGAAGTTACAAGTTGTAGAGATTATGCAATAGAAAATAATGATGATTTGAGTAAATCATTTTATTCAGACTTAATTGTCGACGGTAAACGCTTTGTTAGTTTAGATGGTAAACACAGAAAAGAATGTATTATTATGTTTTTGGAAAATTTACACGGCTATACTGGCTATGTTGTTGATACTTTGGGAAATCGAAGATTTGTAAGAAATAAACTTTTCAAAGACTTGAATTATCAAGAGCAGCAACGCTTTTATAATAGTCAATTATGCATTACGACATATACTGATTTGTCTAGGAAAGATTTGTCTAAAGTTTTTCTGTCACTAAATGCAAATGCTCCCCTCACAAATCAACATAAAAGAAATGCACTGCAGACAATGATGTCAGGTTGGACACGTAAAATGTCGAAACAACATCAAAACCTCATGATTTCTCTTTTTGGAGAAAAATCACTTCCATCAATGAAGCCTGAGGAGTTTGTATCAAAGCTTTACTTGCATTGCGATGACGTCAAAAATGATGTTGGAGATTCTAGTTTAAATCGATTGTATCAAGCCGGCATAGGAAAAACTTGGCACGAAGCATATAGTGGTACATCTAAACAGATCACTCAAGAGGTTCTAAAAAACCTTACTTCCCTAAATAGCGTAACACCTATACCAAAAAATAGAAAAGTATGTTTTGTACTTGCAGTACATAGCTCAGTACAATCCGGATTTTCTATCGATGATGAACAAAAATTTGTTACAAACGTTTCTAAATTAGACGAGAAGCTTGAAGATCTTTCTAGAAAAAAACATGTCGAAGACAAACTAAAAGATCCAGAAGTTTCCGTTGCCCCTTATTATTTTGAACAAATGAGATTAAACTGGAACCATCAGTATCGTTTCCAAAGACAAAACTCTCTTTGGAGAGAAATACAAAAAGATCCTGAATTGTATGGTCTTATAAAAGTTGCAACTGAAGCAGTTGCCAAGTAAATCATAGGAGAAATTATGACTACATTAATTTTAACTCTTCTCTTCGCATGCGGAGACAAAGAGGAAGAAACAGATTCTGCAACCGAAGAGGTTGTTGAAGAAGTTGCTGAAGAATCCACCGAAGAAGAAGCTGAAGATACAGCAGTCTCTGAGGAGGAGTAATGGCAAAAGCAGGAAAGATTGACATCTCTGCAATGAAGAAAGCTATCAATAAAAAAGTTGGCATGGACGTTGCACATGACTTAAGAGAAACCAATCCGAGTGCTGTTGATGAATGGATTCCAACTGGTTCACGCTGGTTGGACTCTATTATTTGTCGTGGCAAGATGGCTGGTATTCCTGTTGGAAGAATCACCGAACTTGCCGGCTTATCAGGCTCAGGCAAATCTTACATGGCTGCACAAATTGGAGCGCAAGCGCAAAAACTAGGCCATGTTGTTGTTTACTTTGATGCTGAGAACGCAATTGATCCAGAGTTTTTGGAAAAATGCGGAATCGATGTCACGGAAAACTTCATTTACATTCAAGCTGTTTCAGTCGAAAAAACTCTAGAAATGATTGAGTTTATGATGGAGCAACATCCAGGTGTACAGTTTTTGTTTATCTGGGACTCAATTGCTGCTACTGCTGCCGAAAAAGATTTAGAAGGCGACTTCAACCCACAATCTTCCATGGCAGTTAAACCAAGAATTTTCTCAAAGATGTTTCAAAAGTTAGCAATCCCAATTGGCAACAACAAGTGTTCTTTATTGATGATTAATCAATTGAAAACAAACATTTCAGCTAATGCTTGGGAAATGTTAGCAGAACCTTTTTTCACTCCAGGTGGCAAAGCTTTGATCTATGCTTATTCGTTGAGAATTTGGCTTACAAAGCGTAAAAATAAAGCTGCTTACATTGAGCGAGATGGTGTTAGAGTTGGCTCCGAAGTCAAAGTGAGGCTTCCCAAGTCTCGTTTTGGAACGGAGAATCGAGAATGTACATTCAAGATTATGTGGGGAAGTGAAGTTGGAATCCAAGATGAAGAGTCTTGGCTAGAAGCCATGAGGGCATCTGGCTCTGAACGATTCAAGCCTGGTGCATGGAACAAGATGTTTGACCGCAATGGCAAAGAGTTTAAATTCCAGAGGGCTCATTGGATGACAAAATTGCAAGATCCCGAGTTTAGAGCATGCGTTCTAGACATCATGGATGAAGAGATTATCAACAAGTTTCAAACTACTGGTGCGAGCTTTAAAGTTGATGAAGAGTCCGAAGAAGACTAGGTCTGAAGGAACTTTTTTGAGATAGTATGGTTTAAACTTTGATTATTTTACTATTTAAGTTTAAAGTCATTTGTTTTGTTCATACTACCTCCTTTTGAACCCCGTTGGCATTTCGCCTTCGGGGTTTTTTTGCATTTCAATAACTATTTAAGGTGATTAAAGGAGATTTACAAATGAACTGGAGAAAACAAGCTGTTGAAAAAGCAATAGTGGATCTAGAAAGACATAGAGAAGATTTGAAGAAAGTTAAAGAAGAGATCCATTGGAGCGATCCTCCCGCAGAAGAAATTGCAGAAATAATGAAGCAACTCTTCAGAGAAAGAGCGAACATAGCAAATAGGATTTTTATGAACTATCCTCCATCTTATCCAAACAATAGATACTACGACCCAGACCCAGATTCTCCTTTTAGAATAGCAGATTTTCAAAACAGTGATGCAGAATCGTTGACGTATCCATTAATCGTTGGTCGCTCAACGTTGAGAGAAAGGTACATCGATTCTACAATTGAGCGGATAAATTTATTTATTAAACAATTAAAAGTAAAATCAAGACGAAGAAGTGATTTTCAAGAGAATATCTCATACCAGCTTACAGAAGCAAAATTAAAGCAAATGATCTTCGAAGCCTTAGGGGAAGAATCTTTGGATGAACTCTTGTCTCAACGTGGTTTTAAACCCTATAAATACAGAAGTTTATTTAAGGGACCGACATTGCACCACTTATACAACTCACGTAGTTGGTATACCAAAGATGGCAAAGTAGAATTTACTGTACAATATAATATTGTTAACAATGGGTCTACCTTAAAATATGAGGCCACGGGATTTAGCAAAAGACGACTAAAGAAACGTCTCCGTCATGCAGCTGGTAAGAGATTTAGAATTGCTTTTGGTGAAATCGAATTGGATTCGAATAATGAAAGCCATCCCAAAGATCTAAAAACTGAAGAGAACTTGAAAAAAGCTGATGAACTCATGTTATCTATAGAAAAAGAAGAAATCTCTCAACAGCTGATGATGTACGCTTCAAAATAGAAGTCAAGAAAAGTTTAAAACTAACTTGACAAACCTTCTGAAAAATGTTACAATATAAACATAACACTGGAGGACAAATGAAGCGAGTTTATCTTGTTTGGTACAAACTAAACAATGAAGTCGAAGACAAAATTAGAGGCGTCGCCCTTAATTGGGAAAAGGCCGAAAGAATGGCAGATACCCTAGCAATGCACTTAGAAGTTGCGCTAGACTGCAATTATACTTATGGAGTCAAGTCGTATGTCGTTGGAGACATACCATTTGATTTTATTAATGACGATGGGTGCTTCAATACATGGGGCCCTGATAAATTTGGAGAATAAATGAAAAACGTAATAATAATTGATGCACTGAACATGTTCTTGCGATCTTATGTGATTAGCCCTCACTTAAATAAAAAAGGATGGCCTATAGGAGGCACCATAGGCTTTCTGAAGAGCCTTCAGAAGGTGGCTAGGGATTTTAACGCTGATGAGATTATCGTGGCCTGGGACGGCCATGAGGGCTCTCAAAAACGACGTTCAATGAATAAGAACTACAAAGGTGGAAGAAAGCCTGTGAGGTTTAATCGACGCATGGTTGATTTATCCCCAGACAAAGAGGAGGCAAACAAAGGCTTCCAGCAGGTAAGGTTGATGGAGTACCTCAACGAAATGCCAGTTATTCAACTCGTAGCCGATTTTACAGAGGCAGATGACATCATTGCATTGGTGATAAACCACCCTCGTTATAATGGCTGGAAGAAGACTATTATTTCAAGTGATAAGGATTTCTTCCAGCTGTGTCGCGACGATGTTCAGATCTATCGCCCAATACAAAAGAAAATTGTAACAAAAGACAGTATCATCGAAGACTTCAAGATTCATCCAAACAACTTTGCTTTAGCTCGAGCAATCGAAGGAGACAAGTCTGATAATTTACCAGGTATCAAAGGGGCAGGTTTGAAAACAATCGCAAAGCGATTTCCTTACCTTATCAGAGAAGATGAGTATGTTGTTGATGACATCATTAGAGATTGCGCAATGCAAGGAAAGAAGCTGAAAATCCATACGAACATTGAAGGCAATCAAAAATTAATCAAAGAAAATTATGCAATCATGCAGCTGCAATATCCAAATGTTAGAGCGATGAATAGAGAAATAATAAAAAAGTCGATAAACGAGTTTGAACCTGGGTTTAGCAAGATTAATTTTACAAAAATGCTCATTGAAGATGACGCTGCTAGTCTGAATTTTACAGACTTACTAACCATCTTCAGAAAAATAAAAAGATGAAAAAATATTTGACAACTGGACCATAACAGGTTATACTTATAACATCAACAAAAATTAGGAGGACACATGAAGGAATTAACTTCAAGAGAGACATTTACACGATTTGGAAAAAACTTCCAAGAAAACCTTTGCCAACTTATGTTGGAAGACAGACCATTCTTCGATCAGATTATGGAAGTTTTGGATGTCAACTTTTTCGAAAGCAAACATCTTCAGGTGTTCGCACAGACATTAATCAACTATAGAAACAAATATAACACCCATCCGAACCTTGAAGTGATGTTTACTTTGTTGAGAACAGAATTAAACCATCACGATAAAGCAACAGCTGCAGCTGTACGAAACTTTGGCGCTAGAATCAAGTCATCAGATGGAATCGAAGAAGCAGCATTCATCAAAGACAAAGCAATTGACTTTTGTCGCAAACAAGTATTGAAGGGGGCAATGATGAAATCTGCAACATTGCTTAAATCATCATCATTTGAAGAGATCGAGAAAGTGATCAAGGAGGCCTTAGTTCTTGGAACCGACAATAACTTCGGCCATGATTTTCGCAAAGATCTGCTTAAACGTTTTGAGTTGGTGTCAAGAGATCCAGTGTCAACTGGTTGGTCACGAATGGATGAGATTTGTAAAGGAGGTCTTGGAAAGTCCGAGTTGGGGGT